GTTAGACTCTACGAACTTGAACCCATCAGGCATTGTGCTAAGGCATCTCTCCTCTGAATCTAGTACCTCTGGAAAAGCTACCGACACACAAGTTAGGTTAGCTGTACACGCAAGGATTATTGCTGAAAACATACTATGGGTCTCCTTCCATTTCCCCTATTAGTCGATCTAAATACCACCGTGCTTTCTTTAGGTCTTCTACAGGCTTACTCTTGTACCTGTATCTGTGTAGATACTTCTTGGCGTTACCCTCTAAGTATCCCATGAACATCATGTGATCCATGTTGTCTTTCATGTAGTCGATACATTCGATCTTACCATCCCCGTAGTGTGCAGGTTTGTTTACTACATCCTCTTCTAAAACTTTAGGTCCACCAAAATAGTCATCCTTCTTTATCTCACCCCATTTTGCCATGTAATTTCCTTCTTCGTTTGCTCTTAGGTTAGCGTCCCTCACCCAAACATCTGTCATATACCTTCCTTTAAGAAAGTCCTGACCCACATTGCTGTGATGTCACTACGTATGATGTCGTCTATATCAAACTCAATTATTGGTACAGGTAACATATGCTTCTTAGCCAAGTGAATAACCTTTGTCAAACCATCAGCTTCCTTTAGGTCAGACTGCTGCACATCACCATTAAGCACAATAGTAGTGTTCTCGCCTACTCTTGTCAACAACATCTTTAACTCGTGGGTAGTTATGTTCTGTGTTTCATCCACGATTATAAAGGCATTATCGAAGCTACGGCCCCGCATGAGAGCAAGAGGAGCCATTTCAATGTTTCCATTCTTGATGCCCGTATCGACCGTCCCTTTACCCAAGTGCTTCTCCAGAACATCCAAGACAGGCAAAGCCCAAGGCATAGTCTTCTCATTGAGGTCTCCTTTTAAGAATCCTAGCTCCTTACCTACGGCAACGTGAGGTCTTGTGATGACGATTTTATCGACTTGTTTCGTCGTGTAGAGGTCGGAAGCGTAAGTCGCCGTAACATACGTCTTACCAGTACCCGCAGGGCCAAGAATAAAGATTTGATTGCTTTCTTTAAGCGCATCTATTAGTTCCTTTTGTTTGTTGGTACGAGCATAGAGACCTGATGTCTTCTTGTTACTCGCACCTTTATAGTTAGTCTTACGTCTGGACTTCCTTGGCTTGTCGGGAAAGTCGTCCATTAGATACTACCCTCAAGTTTCCCTACTAGCTCTTTTAGTTCTGCACACCCACCTATGTACGTACCATCAGATGAGAACACTTGAGGTACAGTTGTATGACCTGCCTGTTTAAGTAAGGTCAGAACCCACTTAGAACTAGGGGTCTCTATGTTGTACTCTGTGTAGCTTTGTCCTATTCCTTTCAGTAGGACTTTAGCTGTATCACAGAAGTTACATTGATTACGAGTTATTACAGTATACATAGATACCCCTTAAGTTAAGTCTACAATCTCACAACTGTCACCAGAACAAGCTAGTGTCTGACTACCTGCTGTGTTGTCCTCTTGCTCGTACTCTGACAACTTAACCCAATCTATAGAAGTAGGCATCAGTGACTTGAGCATAGTAAAGTCTGTCTTTCCTACCTCTTGATAAGGAGCCTGTTGGTACGTATGTTCATTGTACGGCAAGAACGACACACCAGACATCTCATCGAAGTTCTTGTACACGAATGCACCTACCTCAAACCATTCGTCTTTCTTGACGTTAATTGTCACAGAGGGCTTATGTTCACACCATGATCGTTGATACGCCAGCCACATCTCAAGTTGGTCAATAGCAGACATATCTCCTGTTGTAACAGCACCACTTGGGGCTTCCATAGGAAAGCTAAACACTGTTGTAGCATCAGGCTTCGTAACGTCAGGCTCGTTAGGTATACCTTGATCCACCATGAACTGTGTCAGTGGGTCTTTGTTATCTCCACGTACTGTACGTATGTAGTAACGAGAGTGACGGGCGTGGATGCCTGACGCACTGTCTACCAGTTGTGACACCGTACCTGATGGTTTAACACAGGTAATAGCAGTAGAAACAGGTATGTTAAGACGTTCAGCCCATTCAGCATTAGTGTCTATCGCCACTTGCTTGAGGTGAGCGAGGGTCTTATCTAAACCCTTGTTACTTGTTGTCATTAGTGGGTTGTCCATAATCCCTGTTAGTGAGACCCCAAGCAGACGTTCTTCTTCTGTATTAGTATTCCATACTTTTCTTAAGTAAGGGAACTTGGTGTATGACGACTGGATCGTACCCAAGATGGTAGCGAGACGAACCTTCTTCTCAAGTGTATCTAAAGTGTCTGTAGCACGTACTACGCACTCCGTTAGGTTGCAGAACTGGTATGGGCGTAAAATTATTTCCGAACATGGATTCGTGCCGAACTCGTAGTCAGGATTACGACGACCATTCTTCTTAGCTTGTCGTATAGATGCCTCACGATTGAACACGCCACGTTCACCAGATCCACTTTCTACCAGAGACATCCACTCTCTCATAAATGACACTGCATCGGGTTTCTCAGTGTAGGATACAGAGTTGTTAGCTAAAGCTCGTTGAGGCTCGTTCTCCCACCATTTACCAGACTTAGCGTGACGCATACGATCATCACTTAAGTTAGACAGGGAGATCATAGCTGATCGACGTACACCGCCTACAACAACTACCTCACCAATCTTACACATGATATCGTGACACTCAATAGACGATAGCTTACGTCCCTTAGCGTTAGTAAAGGTACGAACAACAAAGCCAAACAAGTCAACCAATGGTGCAGGTCCACTAGCACGACCACCAAAGGTCTTTAGTTTAGCACCTGCTGGTCGTACTTTAGATACATCCCACTTTGGTATTTCCCCACTGTATAACAGAGCAATGACCTGACGTAGTGCTTTTGCCCAACCCTCTTTGCTATCTTTAACAAGAATTGTCGTACCACTATTAAACATATCGTCTGGTACTTCTGGTAGCTTAGACACGTACTGACGCTCTACAGAGAACCCTACACCTGTACCACACAGCAAGATGAACATAGCCTCATCGAAAGACTTAAGGTCATCTACTGGCAAATAAGAACAGTTGTAGCCAGCAGTATTGTCACGGGAGAGTGCTGGCCCAGCGGTCATTAAGGCTCTCATAGATGGCATGACCTCAAGACTAAGGATGGCTTCCTCAATAGAACGAATGTATGTGTCGTCACCAGCAACAGGCTTTACAACATTGTCCATGTAACGATTTACTGTCTCTGTCCAATTCTCTCGTCGGCCCTCTTCGTCTAGCCAACGTGCATACCGTGAGGTTGCAATGAAAGTCTGATAATCTGTTGGTAGTAGGTTATTCATCTGTTGTCTCCCGATCCTTTAATCACATTCCGATTTTTACGGCTTGTTAATTTATCTATGTTTAGATTAGCTATCTCTTTAAGTGAGTACCCGATATCATTAGCTGTGTTAGACAGATACCAGAGTACATCTCCTAGCTCTTTTGCTAACTCATAGTTACTAAAAATACCATCTCTAATTTGTTTCTTGACCTTTTCTGCCACTTCCCCTGCTTCCCCACATAAGCCTAAAGTGGGATACAGAATCTTGTGAGTAGGTGGGTACACAGCAAAGGACACTGCTTTCTTTTGGTAGTCATTCAAGTCATTTACAGGTTTGTCTTGTTGAACTTCCCACGCATCTATATCGTCTTGACTAATCATTATCATATGTTCCTTCCGTAGAACTGTGTTTGTTTTTGGTTGTAAGCATCAAATAGATACCAAGCGCAGTTGTCTTTGCCTACACCCTTGCTACCTTCGATCCACTTGACCCTACCTACACTCACTACCTTAGTGCAGTAGCTCATGTAAAGGGCTGATTGCTTAGTGTGCATCCAGTCTGCATCAAAGAGTAACCATGTAGGACACCTTTGCATCCAGTGTTCAATGAAGGGGTGCAAGAACTTCCTGTCCCAAGGTGGGTTGGTAATACAAAAGTCAACGACATTGTACCCACCTAAGTCAAGAGAAAGCCCATCGTGTAGTATAACTCGTGGGTCTCTTGGGTCAATATCACAGGCATACAAGCATTCCCCATGACCTTCCGTAAGATAGCTAATGTGATCCATTAGTCGTCCATCTCCAGCACAAGGCTCTACGTAGTCAAACGTATAAGGCAAGTGCTGAATCAGAGGCTCAACAGCAGGTAGTGGTGTATAGTAAGCGTCCCTCTCTCGCCTTACATACTCTGACCTTTTTCCCAAAG